TTAATTATCATATTAGCTCCAGTATGCTACGATGTCGCTTGCTGTTGTGTCTGCTGTATAAATTTTTGTTATATGTGCAGGTAAAAAAGATCCGTCAGCTAAGTTTTTGAAAACTATAGCCGTCCCCGATTCTTCAAGATCAACTTTGACATCTCCACCAGTTCCGATAAATACGCCGTTTATTTTTTTTGTAGGCACATAATCAACAGCGGAAACATCAACTGAAATACATCCGTCAATTTCACCGCCTGAGATTTTTGTTCTTTCAGCTGCCTTGTTTATTCCGCCGTCTGGTGTTGCCGTGTTCTTATTTCCGTTCATTTTCTACTCCATAAATATTGATAATTTTCAGGTGTTTTGTCTGGTTTTGTTATAGTAATAATTATTTTTAACTCGTCATTTCCTGTAATTGTAACAACTGGTTTTATTTCATTTACCATCTTTTTAGTTTTCATAAAAGCAAGATCTTCAAGGATTTTTGACTGAAATATTTGCGTACTATTTGCATTTATAACGTTTTCCATCAAAGCCTTTTCTAACCTTGAATTGAACGGTATAAGTCCTCGCTCTTGCTGATATAAATTCCCGAAATAATCCAGATTATCCACGCCTACAGGGTTTTTGTCAGTTCTTGAAATAGCTTCAATATTCCCACCAAATAAAGCAATATAGATAATAGTATGAAAGGTTTGATCTGTTGCAATTTTTCCATTAATAATTACGATATTTCCATATCTTAAATCATTTGCAGAAAGCTTTATCATTGAACCGCCATTGTGTTTTCAAGTTTGTACGGACTTCTTTTGTCGCCTGACATTTTAGCCTTTCCAGTCTCGTCTTTTATAGTCAATACGTTGTTCGTTTCTCTTCTAACTTCTTTTATCATCTCCGATCTGTAACTATTCTCTATCTTTGTTTTAACTGTGTCAAGTGTTTCAACTGGTTTCGTTGTTACGGTTCCACTTTCTAAGTTGACGTTAATATCAAGCGACTGTTTAAAATCTCTATCCATAAAATCATCGTTCATGTTTGAAAAACTTTTCCCACCGGTGACCTCAGTCATTTTCATGAATTTTTTATACTCTTCACCGCTTACAAAATCCTTTGTTGCTTTTCGGTACTTTTCAAAAGCCGCAAAATCTTGAGATCCAAAGAGTTGTGATCCTGCCTTTTTTGTCAGCTCTTCACCATTTTTTATCCATCTATCATTAATTTCTAAATACCTTTGATACTCTTCTTGATAACTCTCATCTCCTTGAAAAGCACCTGTTGACTGAATTGTGGATATTCCTAGACCACCTTTCAGATTTTCAATATTCTGGTCTTGAAAACTTTTAGCTTGTCCTTGGTTTTCACCTGTCAACAGCCCTGTCAATTGTTCTGCTATTCCTTGCAATGCTGGTGCAACTTTTGAAACCATCGTAACAGTCATGACGTCCCACGCTGCATTCATTTTCTTAATAGCCCCGGAAGCACCTGAGAGTTGAACTTCTGCCATGGTTTTTGCAACATCAGTGTTATTTTTGAACGCATCAGTCAGCTTATCCACTTCACCTCGCTGTTGAGTAATTATTGACGTTACGCCAGCAAAAGCCCTTTTCTTAAATATTGCAGTTGTTGCCGCTGCTGCATCTCTTTGTGATAATTTCTTAACGCCGTCACTAACATCAGCCAAAACATCAGTTAATTTCCTGAATTTTCCGTGCTGGTCTGCGACTTCAATGTTCATTTTTCTAAGCCATTTAGAAGCCTGTTTTGATGGTTTTGCCAAATTTAAAACAATATTTTTAAATGATGTTCCTGCTCGACCGCCTTTAATTGCGTTATTTGCCATTGTTCCCAAAATAGCGGAAGTTTCTTCAATAGATGTTCCCCAAACCTGAGCGGCTGGGGCTGCATCTTTCATGGCTTCGCCGAGCTGTTCAACTGTGGTATTAGTGCTGGTTGCTACCCCTGCGAATACATCAGCAACGTGAACGGCTTCGCTTGCCTTTATTTTGAATGCAGTCATTGTATCTGAAAGGATATCAGACGTTAAAGCAAGATCAGTTTGAGAAGCGGCTGCTAACTGTAAAAGCCCGGGCATACCTTCAATTATTTTGTTTGTATTCCATCCTGCAATTCCTAGAAATTTCATACCCTTTGCAACTTCAGCACTCGAAAAAACTGAATCCTTTGCCATGTCTAACGCTGATTTTGACATTCTATCATAATCTTCTTGAGTTGATTTTGTTATTGCTTTAACGTTTAACATTTCAGACTCAAAATCAAGAAAAGAATCAATAGATTTTTTGACTGCTACAGCTCCAAGTGCCGTAAGACCCATAAAAGCGTGTCTACCCAAATCTTTAAAAGCACCGCCGATTTTACGACCTGCTTTTGAAAAGGCTGTTTCAGTTTGCTTTGCAGCACGTTTTCCATTTCTTGACATATCGCTGAATACTTGCGATGTTTTGTCAATTCCTATGAAATCCGTTTTAATTGCAAACTTAGTAGCCATTTACTTTCTACGCCCTCCGAAAACACTTTTTATGATATCAACTGTTTGTCCGGTCTTGTTTCTTTCAAGTTCAGCTTTAATATCCAAAAAGCCTCCATACCAATAAAGTATTCCGTTCATATCCAAATCATCACAAAACATTTGATCAATACTGCACGGCATTGCCCTAAAAGAACTGGCGACAGCAAAAACAATGCCGTTGATTTCTTCATCTATTCGTACCTTCCTATCGCCTAGTATAAATAATAATAATTCATAAGTTTCGATAAAAGAGCCTGATCAGCTGTGTCGAGTTCGTCAATGATTTCTTTCAGGTTGCCACTTGCAACGGCTATCAATGCGTTTTTGTGTCCTGTACCGTCTCCTGGCTTTACTTTTAGATATGCTTTTGCAACTTCACCGGCTTTTATCCTCGATTTAAAAACAAGATTTTTTATCTGCTCGTCTTTGCCTAAAGGAAATGCAAGATGAATTTTAAGCTCACCGTTTTCCTGTATCTCAATTGTTTTATCAAGTACTTTTTCTGCAATGATTTCAATTTCATCCAAATAGCTCTGATCACTTGCGATCATTGACGGCTTTACTTTTCTGAAATTATAAAGCCATTCCTTGAACGCCTGAATAGCTTCATCAAGTCCTTCTTGTTTCTTTTCCATGTTGTTCTCCCTGCTTTAATTATATAATCTGCTCTGCTTTTGCAACGCCCTGCAACGTTACATTAGCGTATCCGTCTTTCAGTCCGTGTTTAAGGTCGCCTGTAACGGTTCCCTTTCCCTTATAGACTGAGCCGTTTATATGGCTCCATGTGATTACTCCAAGATCAGGCGAGTCAGCTAAACTCTGTAAAAACTCCTGATCACCTTTGGATTCTATTTCAAGCATTACACTTTCAAGGCTCCAAGGTTTTCTGGAAAGGGATTTGTGGCCGTTTCCAAGTCCATTAACGATAAGCTCAGCGGAATATCCGCCTAAGTCCTGATCGGCATTTTCACCGCCTTTCACGTTGTATTCTCTTGCTCCAACCGTTGGATGATTGAATTTTACGGTTAAAAGATCTCCGCTAGCCATTTTTACACCTCCCCAAAATTAAAGCCTGCGTAGGCTTTTGTTGCGGTTTTCCTTGCTATTCCTGACCGCTTATAAGGAAATACCGTGTTTATTCTCTGGGGATCAGTTCCCGAAAGAAGCACCGTCAAGCTTTCCTTGGTGTATGCTGAATCAGTTACAAGTGCTGCGGTTACAAGATCATCAATAAGATCAAAACATTCCGCTTTCCAGTCTTTAGGTTTAATAACTCCGGTTACATTTATAGAATCATCATCATTTGCAATTGTTTTTCCTGTAAGGTCTCTTTCTTCTCTGAACTTATAGTTATAAGCAACATTGAAATCAACACCAACGACATCACGAACATAACTGAAATCAATAGCAAGCGGATTCTGATCATCAGGTCTTCTGAAAGTCACAAAATCTTCAATAACATACCCGTCAGATTCGTTATAAGTACAAGTTGAGCAG